CAGTACACCTCACCTGACGCCGCTGGCATCACCCTGTTCTCACTCATTGTTGTCATCCTTTTGTGCAATCGCCCTGCCAGCATCGGTCACCACCAGCCGCTGGCCTGTCGTGCGGTTGGACTTGGTGTAGTCCTCCATCTTCACCAGTGCAGACCTCTCCAACTCGCCCAGCAGGTTGAAGAACTCTCGCCGCGAGATGCGCGGGAAGGCTGAAGAGTTCCGCAGCACGGCATAAACGTTGGTGTTGGACTGCATGACCATCGACAGGTTGACCCCGCGCCCGACGGCCTCATCCATCAGTCGCAGGATCGCACCGCGATGAGCATTCCGCACCAGTGCAGCCGCCGCTGCCATGCCGGGGCTGCTCCCATAGCTCCGCAGCACCTTGGCGTGCGGATCGAACTCCATCTTGATCTCGCCCTGCAACGGCCCGAGGTTGGACTTCTCATGGCGCAGGACAACAGCATCATCCTCCCGCGTCATGGCCCAGCGCGACCGGGCACTGTTGTTCCACGCGGTCGAACCCGAGAACGTCGATGCCGACTCAGTGCCAGCCCCGTGACGCACGCTCGCCTTGTCAACGTGGGCCAGCAGCAGCATCGCTGCGCGTGTCTCAAACGCGATCATGTTCAGGCACCGCATGAACCCGCGCACTGCCGTCCTGTCGTTCTCGTTGTCAGCAAAGACATCAGAGGCGTTGTCGATCACGACGACATCGGCCCGCGTCTTGACCACGACATCAGCGAGCCACTGCATCCTCGCAGTCACGCCGCCATCGCGCCACAGGACACAGTCGCTGCGCGTCAGGTCATACACGATGACGCGGTCGGCCAGCGCGGCCATGTCCACCTTGAGATCGGCGCAGATGTTTGCCACACGGAAGTGAACCGTGCGGGCCTCATCCTCGCCACTCAGAACCAGCACCCGGCACTGTGTCGTCTGCATGCCCACGCACGGATATCCGAACGCCATGCAGACCGCCAGTTGCAGCGACAGGTTGGACTTGCCCACCCCGCCATTCGCGGCCAGAAGCGTCGTCGTGCCCGCGGGCAACCAGTTCTCGATGCGCCACGTTGGCGGCTCGACATCGACCTCCTGCAAGGCCCGCCAGTCGAGCGGCACAAGGTCAGATGCAGGGGCATTGTCACCATCACCAACAGGCTCAGATTCTGAGCCTGCCAGCCCGAGGTTAACCGTGATCTGTGGCGGCTTGCGATTGTCGGGCGCGTACTTCTCAGCCGACCGCACTGCGCGTTCGATCTCGTCGTAGCGGGACTGCCAACGCCTGATCTCTTCTTCAGGCCCAGCAGGGCGCACCTGCCGCATGAGGTCGCGCAGGAACTCAACAGCGGCACCAGCAAACATTCCGTTGCTGACCAGCGACGCCGCAAGGCGCGTGATTGAGTCGTGATACACGCGCTCGCCAACAGGCGCTGTGAGGCCCGCGATCATCTCACCCGCGTTCACGCCAGCACCATTTCCGCCAGTGCCACCAGAGGGCGCAGGAAGGCTTGCTGTGGCTCTCAGCGCATCGAGTTGGATGCCGACTGCCTCGCAGGCGTCGTCGAGGCTCCAGCGCGTGCTAGGCGACCACTGCTCAAGGCGCACCGTCCACTCGCCAGCGGGACGCGGCTTGGTGTTGACGCCCACGGGCAGGCGAACGTAGCGCACTGCCCCGTTTCCCGACCCGTCATTCGTCCTGCCGCGCACACTCAGCGCGGCCATTACGCGGTCAATCAGGTGCTTATTTTGTGTATCAACGTCGTCCGGGTCGAGGAAGATGCCGACCTGAAATTTTCCGGGGCTAGTCTGAATGGCATACGAAAAACCCGCAACGTCACCCGGCTGCACATCATCGACCACCAGCACCGCCAGCCGGTCAAACGCATCCTTGCGCCTGACGATCTCGCCGTCAGAAGTCGCACGCAGAACCGCAGTGCAGAAGTAGTTGTTTTCGCTCGTCGCGCGGTCGATCAGCGCCGCCTGAGCGGGCAGCCCTTTAAACAATCGCCCTGCCCAAACTGATGGAGGCGGGTCAGATGGATCAGCGCGAAATGAGCAAACCCAGCCGTGCCGCCCGGCTTCCAGCGGCCCGTACACCTCGGCCAGAAAATCGGAGTTCGTCATCGCAGAAACCGCCGCATTCACGGCTTGATTCCAGACAAGTCGGAGAGCGTGATCTCCACGCCCGACTGGCGACCCAGCGCCATGATGGCTTTCCAATAACGCACTGGGATTTGCCCATCAGTGCCCGTGGGATGAGGCTGGCACCAGCGCGAGATGGTCGAGCGGTCAATGTCGAGTTGTTCTGCGACGAACGTGCGGCCCCCCAAGGCTTCAATGAGGGTGTGGGCAGGGTCGAGCATGTGGATTGTTGCAGCAGGCATGATTTTGATCACTTGTTGAGGTTGACGCATCAACCAACCTATCCTATTGTCGCGCCCTCTGCAACTGTGTCGTGTCAGGAAACAATGAACACCGAGTGGTTCAGGCACCTTCTGATCAGGCCACTGTGAACAGTTTGTGAATTGTGGAATGTTGCGCCATTCTCATGTTGCGCCGTTCTCATCACTGTGAGACTATCTTTTCACGGCATCACTGAACGCCGCCCACTGAACCCGAACGGAGAACTTGAACATGAACGCAATCGCCAACGCAATCGCCAACGCAGACGCGCACACCCAAGACGCCGGACTACCCAGTTACACCGAGTTGGTAGCACTGCTGACTGAGGCCCAGAAACTTGGCCTTACGTTCGATTGCGGCACTGCATACATTCGCCGGAGTTACATCGACAAGCAGGATCAGTTGAATGCCCGGATCAAGTCGTTGCACGATCAGATTCGTCAAGCCTGACCCGGAACTCGAACCATGACCTACGCCCAACTTATCAAGGAGGCCGCGATCCTCCTGACCCTCGCCACCTTCTGCATCGCTGCCGTGTGCAGCATGCTGGAGTCGCTACTGTGAAGGCTGGCGATCAAGTCCAGCATCCAGACTATGAGCCTGCGGGCATCGTGGTCGAGATCGACGGCCCCATCGCCGTCGTCCGGTTTGCTGGCCCTGACGGCTGGCCTTTCCCCAAGGCAGTTCGCATCCCGGTCAGGAGGCTCAAGCGTTACACGCCCCCTGAGCCGCCCTTCATCCCCGCGCCCTTCTGAGGTCATCATGAGCAACACAGTCACTCGGTCAATCCTAGACCCGCGATTCAAGTACACGCCTTCACACAAGACCGACATCCGGCGCACGTTCCGCAAGGCGCGTCTGCTGGCCCGCATTCAAGCCCGCAGCAATGCGATTTCCACACCACGACAGGACAACGACAATGGCATTTGATCTCTCATCCATCCGACGCACCAAGCGCCTGCGGGCGCCCAAAATCGTCATCGCTGGCCCCGGCAAGATTGGTAAGACAACCTTCGCCAGCCTCGCGCCAAACAGCATTGGCATCTTGACTGAGGATGGCGCGGACGCCGTCGATGCGGCAGCGTTCCCGTTGGCGACATCGCTTGATGATGTGTACGCGGCCATCGACACCCTGCTCAATGAAGAGCATGACTACCAATCTGTTTTCATCGACTCACTCGACTGGCTTGAGCCGCTGGTGCATCAGCATGTATGCGCGGCAAACAAGTGGGCCAGCATCGAGGCGGCAGGCTACGGGAAAGGCTACATTGCCGCCGCTGAAGAGTGGCGCAACCTGCTCAACGGCCTTGAGGCTCTGCGTGCGAAACGGAACATGGGGGTCATCCTGATCGCGCACGACAAGATCAAGCGGTTTGAATCGCCCTTGCATGACGGTTATGACCAGTACGTCCTGAAACTGCATGACCGCGCTGCGGCGTTGGTGATGGAGTGGGCCGACATCATCGGCTGGGCGAACTACAAAATCACCACGGTCGAATCCGATGCCGGGTATGGCACGAAAGAGACTAAGGCCCGCACTACGGGGCAACGCATTCTGCATGTTGAACCGCACCCCGCGCACATGGGCGGCAATCGGTTTGGCCTGAAGAACATGGCTCTCGACTGGGAGTCATTCGCAGCGGCGCTCGCCGCATCACAATCCTGAACTTGGAATCATCATGGCTCAACTGATCTTCAAAGCATCCGTCATTCAACTGTCCGAGCGCCCGTCTGGCGCATACGGCCCGCTGCCTGCGGGCGAGTACGAAATGATCATCACCCGGTCGGCCTCCAAGCCCACCAAGGCGGGCACCGGGCACTTCCTTGAGTTGGAGATGCAGGTTGTCAGCGGCTCTGCGTCTGGCCGCAGGCACTGGGAGCGTCTGAACCTCGACAACCCGTCGCAGCAGACCGTCAAGATCGCGCAGGAGCAACTCGCACGCCTGTGCGTGGCGCTGGGTCTTGATGAAGTCGAGGATTCCGACGAACTGCATGACATCCCGTTCATCGCTGAAATCGGCATCGACAAGAAAGACGACACGCGCAACGTCATCTGGGGCTATGCGCCCGCGATGAAGTCCGCGCCTAAGCCTGCCGTCAAGCCCGCCGCCCCGGCTGCAACCAAGCGTCCTTGGGGCTGACCATGGCCGCAATCCCTGAGTCTCAGCACAGCACCAGCGTT